AGGAAGCTTGTAAAATGTTCTTTACGCCAACAGATAATGTTATAGTTCGAGAGTATGGAGCGTACATTTGTATGACTTTAGATTTGCTAAGGGTTTCTTGTATCACTGAAGAAACGCTACCTGAGATTAAAATCAGGGAGGCTATCCTTGAGGCTATTAGTGACGAGATCAAAGACTCAACAGGAATTAAATGGGAAACCTTTATGGGATTACATACTAATGTTGAATTTGAAATTAGATCTAAATTCATTACTAGAATATCTCAACATCAAACTAAATTATCGAAGCGTGATATAAATCGCATTCGAGAAAATCATTATAATAAAATCAATGAAGCCAAACGCCAAGTTGCGTGAGGCACGATCCAAGGATCAGGGTATTAAAGCCCTGATCTTCATCCTAATATCTTTATTAATCTTTTAACTTTACTTGGGGCTAGAACTCTGGCCCCATAATCTTCTCCCAAAAATCTCTAAAATTTAGTCGGCAATAAATGCTATTTTTTTCACCTTCTGGACATTTTTTTAAATCGCCCTGGAGCGTGTATCTGGACACATGAACCAGGGGCAGCAGCTGCGGGTCCCTTGAGCCTAGAAAATCCAAACCTTTTTTTAAGCAACCCCCACCACCAAAAATCGGCCCACGCAAAATTTTACATACCCCTATAGCCCTAATTCACACAAACATTTACATCCCAAATCATTTGCATATACTAAGAGTAATGATCAAAAGAAGATTTGATTTAAATCCTTATGAAGCTCTTGGTTGCATGGTTCGTATCAACTACGACAGTAATTACATGAAGTTTATGGAGGTAGAACATCTTATAGACCACTATCTTAAAAGTATTGTTCAGGGAAACTATCTCCTTTGGACAAGAGATAATAAACCTTTTGCCTATGCAACGTGGGTCCCTAGCCAAGAAAAAACCGAAGTGTTCCATATGGCAGCCCCCTACGGCAAAGTTTCGTACCTATGTAAAGACTTGAAAAGGTACTTAAATAAATATAAAAAAATATATAAGGTACGTTTCATGAGACGTGACTCACGAGGCAATCTTAAACGAAATGGATATATAAATACATGGGATCAGAAACAGGAAAAAGTTCAAGAAACGCAGAGAGACAAGCAAACACCGCTGAGTTAATGTCAAACATCATGGCACCCGGTGCAGGTGAGATTTCTAAAAGAAGAGAAAAAGAATTACAAGATGCAGCCAACAAAGGTAGAGGTGTACAATTTGAACCTGGATCTCGACCATTTGTAGGTGGAGAAAATGTTTTTCAAATAGATCCCGCTACAGGTGAAAAGAAAAGAATTATGCGAACAGGTGCAACCGCAGCTGATTACACAGGTACTATCAGAGCTAACCAACCTACAACAGGAGAATTTTTTGGAGATATCACGAGAGGATTATTTGGTGGTCAAGCAGATACACCACAATTCAACTTACCTGTTAAACCACCTACTTCGACAACACCACAAGCTAACGCTCTTGTTCCCTCACTCGTAGGTTCAGGTAATGTTAACTTTGCTAACATGGCACCAGCTCCACAAAGAACACAAGGTTTAATTCCTAACGTGATTAATACAGGAGGTATCATGGGAATTCTCATGAACACAGGCAAAGACCTTTTAGGAAAAGGTAAAGATATGTTTGGTCCTGCAATTCCAGATCCTACTCCAACAGGAAATATATTTGATTTATTTAGAGGTACGGGGAATCAAACCGTAGGCAGTGTTGTCCCTGAAGCAAGCGTCATGCCTCAAGAAGCAGTAGGCATTGAATCTATTCCCGATGCAACTGATGCACCCGCATTTAAAGATTTAACTCCACAAGATATTTTAAAACAACCTTTAGAAAGCATTAACGATGTTATTCAAGGCATTCAACAAGGAGAACTAATGTTAGACATAATAGGTTCTCCAGGATCGAACACTCAAGAGATACTTAGTTCTCCTGCCGTAACTAATGCGATTGATTTGTCAAGAAGGTTTCCAGGGATTTTTGATCAGATAAGAAATCAACAGATATAATGATTCATGGCTCACGCCTCATTAAACACAGCTCCTAGAGAACAATTAGAACAAGAACTCATCGCAGAGAAGATGCGATATCTCGATCATTGTGAAAAAAAGTTTATTCCTTTTGTCAAACACGTTTGGCCCGAGTTCATTGATGGCAAACATCACAGACAGATAGCAAAGAAGTTTGAAGATATAGCAAAAGGAAAGATAAAACGTTTAGTGGTTAACATGCCACCTCGACATACAAAATCAGAATTTGCTTCCTATCTTTTTCCTGCATGGATGATTGGAAAAAATCCTAAATTAAAAATAATTCAAACCTCCCACAACTCGGAACTCGCTACACGCTTCGGTAGAAAGATGAAGAATTTGGTAGATGATAGTTTGTACAATCAAATATTTCATAATGTCCAGATTGCAACGGACAGTAAAGCGTCAGGTCGTTGGGAAACGAATCATGGTGGTGAATACTTTGCTGCGGGTGTGGGTGGAGCGATTACAGGTCGTGGTGCAGATTTATTGATTATTGATGATCCCCACACGGAACAAGATGCAATGTCCGATACGGCAATGGACAATACCTATGAGTGGTATACTTCTGGTCCTCGTCAGCGTTTGCAACCAGGGGGAGCTATTGTTGTAGTTATGACACGATGGAGCGAGAAAGATTTAACAGGACAATTAATAAAAGCTCAGGCAAAAACTGAAAAGGGAGATAAGTGGGAAGTCATTGAGTTTCCTGCAATCATGCCTAGTGGTAATCCTATCTGGCCTGAGTATTGGAAGATTGAAGAATTAGAAAAAGTAAAAGCAGCTATTAGTGAAAGTAAATGGCAAGCTCAATATCAACAACAACCCACCAGTGATGAAACAGCTATTATCAAAAGAGAGTGGTGGAAGAAATGGACAAAGCCGAGTGTCCCGCCTTTATTACACATCATTCAAAGTTATGACACAGCATTTAGTAAAAAAGAAAGTGCTGACTATTCTGCTATTACAACATGGGGCGTGTTTCAAGATGATGGTATGTTAGGTCCCAGTTTAATTATGATGGATGCAGAAAAAGGAAGATGGGACTTCCCTGAACTAAAACGTATCGCATTAGATAAGTACAAAGAATATAATCCTGATAGTGTAATCATTGAAGCAAAAGCATCAGGTATGCCTTTAACACAAGAATTAAACAGATTAGGAATCCCAATATCGAACTTTACACCTAGTAGGGGTAATGATAAGTTGACAAGAGTTAACTCCGTTTCACCTGTATTTGAATCAGGAAAAGTTTACTACCCTGAAGGATACGAGTGGGCTGAAGAAGTGATTGAGGAATGTGCAGCGTTTCCTTACGGAGAATACGATGACTATGTGGATAGTATGACACAAGCAGTGATGAGATATAGACAAGGGAATTTTGTGTTGTTAGATGATGACTACGAAGCTCCCCCAAGAGATTATAAGGAATACGAGTATTATGGCTAACTTAAAAGATATTCTAGCAAAAGTAAGAGAAGGTGTACTAGATAAAGGAATTAATATTCCTACAGAAGCTGGAGGCACATCACAAACTACAAGTAGTAGAGTAGCATCAACCTATCGACTTCCCCCTGGAGGAAAAGAACAAGTATTACGTGCTAGTACAACTACACCAGGTGTCATGCGTTCAGGAACAATTTTAAATGTGACAGATTCTTATAAGAAAAATATTTTAGGACTTTCTCCTGGTGAGTTACTGGTAAACGTAGAAGAGATGCAACTTGATAAATTTAAATCTAAACGTGTTCCTCCTATGGGTTATGAATTTGTAGATGTCAAACCTTTCAGACCAACAGAAATGACTTTTAAAGATTGGTACACAAATACTTATAAAAAAGATGTTATTAGAACTCCAAAAGATTTAGCAGAATACAAATATTTTAATGCACAAAATTTTTTAAAAGAAATGAATGAAAAAGGAGACCTTACAAAATTAAAAGGTGGAACTGCTTTAGGATTTAAAACCTATACTAAAGATGCCCTTGATCAACTTGCAAGATTGCGAGGATATATTTTTGCTCTACCTAATAAAATACCAGGACAAAAAACACAAAGCCTTGATAGATATATTGGACAACTGTTTGATAATATTGGTGCTATTCAAGAGTCAAATATAAAATATTCAGATGTAATATCAGATTTAAAAAAGCAAGATCCTAAAAAGTATGGTGTTCTTACAAAGGATTTTGCAAAAGAAAGAATTAAGTTTTCTGCTGAGAGTATAGTTGATGGTGCAGCAGTAGATGCAGTTTCTGAAGTTCAAAAAAAACAAGGAGCTGATTTTGACTTTAATTCACCTAAAACAAAAAAGGCGATTGCATCAACCTTTAAAACATTATTAAAAACAACTTTGTATGCTCCTGCAGGAGTGGTAGCTGTTATCTCAGAAGGACTAGCTGCGGGAGAATTAAACCCTGAAGATCAAAGTTTAGAAACAAAACAAAGAATCGAAAGTGGTGATGTTCGCACAATGGATGAACAAGCACAACGAGAGATGTATCGTGAAAATCCTGAAGTAGCTAAGTTGATTAGAGAGGGAGCAGATTTATCTCCTAGAATTCAAGGAATGGATCCTTTAGGATTGATGAAACCAAAGAAGAATAAAAAGGTAGATAGTACAAAAGAAACAGGTATTATGACAATTGATGAAGTATTCAAATAAAAAAATTATTAGTAAACCAAAAGTAAGAATAGTAAAGCCGAGAGGATTTGAAAGAATGATGCCACAAAAAAGACCAAGAACGAGGATAAGCTAATGGCTGTTGATAAAAGAATTTCATATGAAGATATTAAGGATAGCTCTATTGAAGTAGAGGGTGAGATTCCACAAGATATCACTATTGAAGAAGAGATAGAAACAACTGACTTTGAAGAAGATGCAACAGGAGCCATGGTTCCTAGTAAACCTGAGTTAGCTCCCGTATCATTTAATTCAAATCTAGCAGAATACTTAACAGACCAAGATTTAGATATGATGTCTATTGAGCTTCTTGGAGATATCACAGATGACAAAACATCAAGAGAAGATTATTACGAAACATATGTAAAAGGTTTAGATCTTTTAGGATTTAAACTACAAGAAAGAACTCGTCCTTTTAGAGGAGCATCCTCTGTAACACATCCTGTTTTAGCAGAAGCAGTGACACAATTTCAAGCTCAAGCATATCGTGAACTTTTACCTGCGGGTGGACCTGTTAAAACAAAGATTATGGGAACACCAAGCCCTGAAGTAGAAGAACAAGCAGATCGTGTAAAAGATTTTATGAACTATCAAATCACAACAGTGATGAAAGACTATGATCCTGAAACAGATCAAATGTTATTTTATTTACCTTTAGCAGGATCAACTTTTAAAAAGATTTATTATGATGCTGTCTTACAAAGAGCAAAAGCAGAATTTGTTCCCGCAGAAGATTTAATTGTTCCCTATCACGCATCAAATTTAGAACAAGCTGAAAGAGTTACTCATGTTATCAAAATGAATGGTATTGAGTTAGAGAAGAAGAAAGCTCTAGGTTTATATCGTGATGTAGAATTACAACCTCATGATGACACAAGTAATATTCAAGATAAGTATGATCAAATTGATGGCACAAAAGCAACTGCGTATAAATCTGATGAATACACTTTGTTTGAATGTCACTGTTATTTAGATATACCAGGATTTGAAGATGCAAACGGAATGAAGCTTCCTTACATCGTCACTGTTGATGAGGGATCAGGTAAAGTTTTATCTGTCTATAGAAACTATGACGAACAAGATGTTTTAAAGAAAAAGAAAGATTACTTTGTACATTACAAGTTTTTACCTGGGCTAGGTTTTTATGGCTATGGATTAATACACATGATTGGTGGATTATCCAAAACTGCAACACTTGCATTAAGACAGCTTCTTGATGCAGGAACCTTGAGCAACTTACCCGCAGGTTTTAAAACAAGAGGTTTAAGAATACGTGATGACGATCAACCCTTACAACCAGGTGAATTCAGAGATGTGGATGCACCAGGAGGATCTATTCAAGGTTCTTTAATTAATCTTCCTTACAAAGGTCCCGATCAAACCCTTTTTCAACTTCTTAATTTTTGTGTCGGGGCTGCAAAGAATTTTGTGAGTGTAGCAGATGCAAAGATTGCTGACATGGGATCAAACAATCCTGTTGGCTCTACAATTGCTATGTTGGAGCGTGGTTCAATGGTCATGTCTTCTATCCATAAAAGATTACATTATGCACAAAAAGAAGAGTTTCAGTTATTAGCTCAGGTATTTAAATTATTCCTACCTCCTATTTATCCTTACGCAACTTCAGGTGCTAATATGATGGTCAAAGTGACAGACTTTGATGATCGTGTAGATGTCATTCCTGTATCTGATCCAAATATTTTTTCCATGGCTCAACGAGTTGCATTAGCACAACAACAATTACAATTAGCTCAATCAAATCCACAGATCCATAATGTAAGAGAAGCGTATAGAAGAATGTATCAAGCTTTAAATGTTCAAAACATTGATCAAATTCTTCCACCTCCTCCTCAACCAACACCACAAGATCCTGCTACTGAAAACGCAAATGCTTTAAGAAGTCTTCCTATTCAAGTTTTTCCTGGACAAGAACACGAAGCTCATGTCCAAGCCCATAGATTTTTTATGTCTAGTGCTTTGGTAAAAAGTAATCCTGCTATTTTAGGAGTTTTACAAGCTCATATTAGTGATCATATATCAAGCATGGTTAGAGAAAAAGTTAATGCTGAAATTGAACAAAAGATTCAGGCACAGATTGCTCAACTACAAAGACAATTAGCACCTGAAGAAATTCAAGCCATCCAACTTGAAGCAGAAAAAATTATTGCTGTAAAGATTGCAGAAGAAACAGCTAAACTTGTTACGGAAGAGCAACTGACTTTAGATGGAGCTGGAGAAGATCCTTTAATAAAACTCAAAGAAAGAGAATTAGATCTTCGAGAAATGGATATTTTAAGAAGAGCTTCAGAAGATCAAGATCAAATGGAACTTGATAGTATGAGATTGATGCAGAAAGATCAGATTGATCAAGAAAAAGTAAAAATTTCACAAGAAAGAAACGATATTAATGCAGCAAAGGCAATGAGTAAATAATGGCTACAACAAAAAAATCTACTAAAACGTACAAACCTATCACAAAGAAAAAATTAGTTACAAAATATGGTAATGTTCTTAAAGGAACTCCCTCTTCAACAGGTATGAAAAACTCTAATAAGTTCTTAACTAAAAATATAGATACAAAATCAAGGATGAACTTGATGAAAAAGAGAAGAGTATGACAAAATCTCAAAAAAAAGTTAAGAAAGTTATGAAAGAATTTAAAAAAGGTAAATTAAATATAGGAAAATCTAAAAAACCAGTTAAATCAAGAAAACAAGCTATTGCAATAGCTTTATCTGAGGCAGGAAAATCAAAATAAAATGAAACATGAAGAACAATATAACCGATTTATGGATGAGATCATGAAACAAACAGATAAAATGTGTAAAAGTTCAGATGATCAAATTCTTGCTGCTACATCTATGATTTATTGTGCTAGAATTATATTTGAACAATTTTATGGGAAAGAAATGGCTGTTAATTTGATTGACAGTTTAGGTGGATCGAAGGTAGACTTCGACAAACCAACAATGCATTGAGGTAAAATATGGAAAAACAAAACAAAGTCGTAGACAAGGACCAATATCAGGTAACTGATGGTAAAAAGGTTCCTTTCAAGACTATGGGCAATGAACCAAGTGGTAAAACACGAGGTCAATACGCTGTCCAAGTAAAGAAGGTACCATTTAAAGGAGTATTCTAATGGATATGATTAAAAAACTTTGGAATGAGCATCCAAAAAAGAAATGGCTATTAGTCGGTTTAGTTATCGGTTGGGTAGTCGCTCAGTATATATAATCAATGATTTGGAGTTTGCTTGGCACTGTTGCTAAAGGAGCAGTCGATGTTATCAAAACACGTACTGAGACTAAAAAGCTTATGGCAGAAGCGGAGCAAACTCACATTAGAAAAATGGCTCAAGGCGAAATTGATTTCGCCATTGCTTCACAAAAGAATATGCAAAATTCTTGGCGTGACGAGTGGTTCACAGTCATCCTTTCACTCCCTTTATTAATTGTATTTGGTGCAATATTCTTTGGCAAACCAGAGTGGATTGATAAACTTCAAGAAGGATTTTCTACTTTAAACAATCTACCTGATTGGTACATCTGGGCTTTGATGGCTTCTATAGCTAGTTCATTCGGTCTTAAAATTTCTGACATTGCAATCAAAAAGTTTAAAAAATAATGTGTGAAGGTTGTGATAATCTTTGCTTTAAATGTGAATCACAATTATCTTTATGTGAAGGATGCGGTTGTCTTTGCCATTGCGGACAATCTTGTATAGAATGTGGTCACGTAGGATGTAGACATGGTAATAACGAGGAATCAAATGAGCAAAACAACAAGCACGCCAAGGAAGAGCAAATCAACTGTTAACAAGGCTGGTAATTATACTAAGCCTGGAATGGGAAAAAGTTTATTTAATCGTATTAAAGCTGGAGGAAAGGGTGGAAACCCTGGACAGTGGAGTGCAAGAAAAGCACAGATGTTAGCTAAACAATATAAAGCTAAGGGCGGTGGCTATAAAAGCTAATGGCCTTAAAAAAATCACAGAAAAGTTTAAAAGACTGGGGTAAACAAAAATGGAGAACTTCCTCAGGTAAACCTTCTAAAGGAAAAAGAAGATATTTACCTGATGCTGCTTGGAACTCACTTAGCCCCGCTGAAAAAGCAGCTACAAATAGAGCAAAAGCAAAAGGAGATAAGAAAGGAAAACAATTTGTTAAACAACCTAAAAACATTGCTAAGAAAACTTCTAAGTTTAGATAAGTCAAAAGATGAGCACTCTGAACATTGGGGGATAGGATCATGATTGAAATAAATAATACACTTCGTGAGCGAGTTCGTTTACATGAAGGGTATAGGGATGAAGTCTATTTAGATAGTTTAGGTAAAAAAACTGTGGGCATAGGACATCTTTGTGTGGAAGACTTTTGGGAAGAAAATAAAAAATATGATGAAGAATTTTTATTAGATATTTTTGAACAAGACTTAGTTGAAGCATGTAATAATGCAGATCAACTAATTGAGGATCGTTGTCCTGATAATGAATTACCTTTAGACATACAGCATGTCTTAGTGGAAATGGTGTATCAATTGGGAATTGGAGGTGTAGGTAAGTTTAACAATATGTGGACTGCTCTGAATAATGCAGATTATTATACAGCCTCACAAGAAATGAAGGACTCACGATGGTGGAAACAAACCAAAAAAAGATGTGAGTCTTTATCTGCTATAGTCGAGTCATTTGCTTAAATGGATATAATTAAATTTTCAGATCATTTAAGAAAGCTCTTGAAACAAAAACAAAGTGATATAAGTTTATACGTATCTCAGGGTGTGAAAGATTGGGATCAATATAACAACATGGTAGGTAAATACCATGCTTACAACGAAATGCTTTCTGAGGTCAATTCGTTGCTGAAAAGAATGGAGCTTGATGATGGAGACATCAACAACTGACAAACTTCCCACCCCTACGGGTTGGAGACTATTAGTTCTTCCTTACAAAAGAAAAGAAAAAACAAAAGGCGGAATTATTCTCACTGATCAATCTTTAGAAGAATCACAAATAGCATCAAGTATTGGACTGGTTTTAAAAGTAGGACCAGATGCTTATAAAGATAAAGAAAGATTTCCTAATGGTCCTTGGTGTAAGGAAAAAGAATGGGTAATTTTTGGAAAGTATGCTGGTTCAAGAATTAGAATTGAAGGTGGCGAAGTTAGACTTATGAATGACGATGAAATTTTAGGGGTTATTGATGATCCTGAAGATTTCCTACAATCATGATAGGAGCTAAATCATGCAAACAAATATAGAACAAGAAAAAAAAGAAGAAATTGAAGTAGAGCTACCTGAAGAAGTAAAAGTAGAAGAACAAGCTCAAGATACTTCTCAACAACCTCAAGAAGAAATTAAGGTTGAGGAAACTCAGGATAATAAAGATGAAGTTGAAAATTATTCTGTAAAAGTTAAATCAAGAATAGACAAATTAACCAAACGATTAAGAGAAGCTGAACGTAGAGAAGAAGCAGCGATAGCTTTTGCTAAAGGTGTACAGCAAGAAAAAGATAAAATTGCTGGTGCTTATCAAAAATTAGATAAAAACTATATTGATGATCTCTCTAAATCTGTCGAAGATAGATTAGGTAGTGCAAAAGAAAAATTAAAAGCTGCTATTACTAATCGAGATGTTGATGAACAGATTTCAGCTAATGAATTAATAGCAAAACTAACTATAGATAGAGAAAGAATAGCTTTTTCTAAACAACAACAAGAAGAAAATGTTGATGAAAAGCCTGTAGAGACGCAAGAAGCACAGCCTCAACAACCAGTCGCACCTAAGCCTGATCCAAAAGCAGTTGAATGGGCAAATAAGAACGATTGGTATGGAGATGATGAAGTTATGACAGAATCTGC